CATATTCAGAGTAGTCCAATTTCTTCTCGCCGAGTACTACATGGGCGATATGATCGAGTTTATAAGATTCTTGTGGGCCGTACTTGTAACCAAACTTCTTGAAAGCATCCATATAGTCAATGATGGTCAGGCCAGATATGATATATGATTTCTGTTCTTTACCAAATTTGTTGATTGAGTGTGGTGAGATACGACCCCAAGGCGAAAGCTTCTTAGCCTTTTCTTCACCCATAAGTCGAATGATTCGAGTGACAATATATTGGATGTCGAAGTACTCGACGTTCCAACCTGTAACAACTTCAGGATATTCCATCTGCCAGATTTGAATAAATCTTTCAAGCAGTGCCACCTCGGTATCAAACTTCATAAACGAGATGTCGTCTGGATCGATACCTGTAATTGTTTTTGTCTTGTCGAAATCTTTACGACCGAGAAGATGATATGTACTAGACTTAGAAGATTTGTATGCAATCGAAGTGATTTCTTTGTCAGCGGCATTGATGTCTGCATATCCATTCGAGATATCAACCTCGATGTCAAAAGAACAGATGTTGATCTTAGACATGTCAAAATTGATCTCGTCAGGATATTCTTCTTGAATAAATTGAGTGACGTAATTCATAGTGCCACAGATATCGAAACCATGTACATCTTTGTACTGAGTAATGAAATCACGAGCTTCTATCATGCTATTGAAACGAGTAGCACCGAGAGGCACATCACCAATCAATGATTTGTGAGTGGCGTTATCACGAGCACGAACATATAATGTTGGCTTGAATTTGACTTTGCGTTGAAATGGTCTGCCGTTTTCATAACCACGAACTAGAATGTCGTTGATAAAGCGTTCGACTGATGTGTAGAATTTAGACATGTTCACCTGTTTGTATCATATATTTTACATTGTAACACATAATGTCCATTTTGTAAACCATTAAATGCGTGTTAGATAGATCATCCAAGAGCTTCCCCAGCCTATTGGCCAGTCTCCTCTTATGTAGTTGTCGTCCCATGTTTTCTTTCTATGTTCTAACTTTAAAAACCGAATATGGCCGGGCCATCTTCGTATAAATTTATCTCTCATCTTGATAAATCGTTCGGGCGCTTCGGGATATACGTCAAGATGTACTTCCATAGCAATATGATGTACCTTATTGAATAAGAAGTCATAGTTTTCTTTCATAAAGATATCATACTCACCACCTTCACAATCAACTTTTAAGAAATCAAGATGATCTATTTCGTATTCTTCTATAATCTCTTTAAATGATTTATGTGGTGCTTCATCTCCTTTAACACCAAACCCGTGATCTGAGTGGCCGATGAAGGCATTAATAGGAGTTACTCTTTGCTCTGCCGATCTTGAGATAGCAGGCATAGCATTGACCATAGTAGTGTGAAGAAGTTTAATGTTTGGTTCTACTGAATAAACATGTTTAGCACCCTGTTCGAGTGCTTTACAAGTAAACATTCCAATGCAAGAACCAATATCCATTACAATATCGCCTGGCTTTACTTGATACCACCAACCGTACGTGTCGAGATTGAAAAACTCGTGCACCATAGTAGCATAAGTATCTCTGTCATGTAAGTGAGTTGTAATGTATCTTTTAGGATCAAGAAGCTTCATTTTTCTTTCCAAGAATCCATCTCTGTAATTATGTCATCACCTTCTCGGTCCATAGCAATACCCAAGGCCAGTGTTTGAATATCTTCAATCAACCTCTTACAGGATTCCTTATCATATTCTTTACCGGAAATTTCAGCAAATTCGTTTCGAAGTCGATGAACTTGAATCGCTTTATCTTTCATAGCGTTTATTCTTTTAATAAGATCTTCTATAGAGTGTTGCATTGTAATCCTTTCTAGGCCGCTATTTCACTGAAGTTTTTAACCTTTTGAAATTTAATATGGCCTTCAAACTTGTCACCAAACTGGTCGCCACGGTGGCTAATAACGAAGATGTTATCTTCTGCATTTAGATTTTGTAGAGTTTCAATCAAGTTTTCAACACCTACACCATCCATTGCGCCATCAAGAGTTTCGTCAAGTACCAATAAGTTTGTCGATACTGAGTTACGAAGCTTTGCTACGGTTCTCCATGATAGCATAATTGATAGAGTGATGCGAAGCTTCTCGCCTTCTGAGAATGAAGAGTATGAGAAAGCATCTCTGAAACGAGACTTAATCACCTCATTGAAGTTCTCGTCAAGTTGAAAGTCAACGAACAAATCAAAAGCACTCAAGTATTTATTGATGAGTTTGTTCATCACTGGGATATACTGACGAATGATTTTTGATTTGATGCCTCCATCTTTAAGCATAGTTGACACCACAGACAAGACTTCTTTATGATTAAAGAGATGGGTTTGTTGAGTCTCGATAGACTGCATTGTTTCTCGTAAAAGATTGAGTTGAGTTTGATCTACCGCTTCGACTTCTTCTTCAGCTTTGTCAAGCTCTTTTTTATAAGATATAAGCGCATTCTTTGAAATTTTAATCGTTGCTCGATGCTCACTAATTTGCAAGCTAAGAGATGCAGTTTTATCCTCAATCGAAGATATTTCATTGATACGGTTTTCATATTCATTTACCTTATTAGATAATTCTAATATTCCAGCTTCTAGTTCTTCAACCTTTTTACTTTTCTCGGTAACAACACTTGATTTAAAATCGTGAGCAATACCTTGTTTACATGTAGGACAACTATCGTTATCATGATAGAAGGCGAGCTCTTTCATATAATTACGAAGATTAGAACTCAATTCTTGATTTAGGTTTCGAGCTTTGTCTATTTTTGACTTGACGTCTGATTTATCTGTGATTGTTTTGATAAGCTCTTCGATAGCTTCTTGAGTGCTTTCAATTTCTGCTTTCTCTGTTTCGATCTTAGATATATGCTCATTCATTTTCTCCTTGATCTTGTCAACTTCATCTTGACGAATCTGACGAATAGAAGCATTATGAGCTTCAGCAGATTCAATCTTAGACTCTGTAAGATTCTTTTGATAGTTGTTTTCAGAGATCTGTTCTTTGTTCTCGATCAAACGTTCTTTGAGAAGAGTATTCATTGTACTAAAGACTTGAATATCAAGAAGATCTTCAATAACTTCTCGTCTTCCATGTGCTGGCAATTCCATAAATGGTACATATGTAGCGCTACCAAGTACAACGATCTGAGTAAATGACTTATAATTTAATCTTAAAATGTTTTTCTCAAGATATGTTTGATAGTCACGAGCTGCTGCATCTTGATTGATAAGCTCACCATTCTTAAAGATTTCAAACAAGTTTGGTCTGATACCGCGGCGTACCATATACTGAGCTTGGCCAATTACAAAATCAATCTCAACAAGTAATTCTTTTTGATTGATAGAGTTGATAAGCTGTGGCTTATTAATCTTACGGAAAGGTTTACCATATAAAGAAAATACAATGGCGTCAAGCATTGTAGATTTGCCTGCGCCATTCGTACCACTCACTAGAGTGTTTGTCTTTTCGTTTAAATGAATTGTTGTAAAAGAATTTCCCGTGGATAGAATATTCTTATAACGCAATTCCTTAAATAATATCTTCATGCAATACTTTGTGCCTCAATATATAAATCATCAATAACTCTTTTTATACTCACTTTATCTACTTTTGTTTCCATAGAATCGATAAAGGCATGAAGTATGTCCTTCGTATCTTGGGTTTCATCAAGGATTTCATCCATTCCCTCACTTTCAATATTCAAGGTGTCTTCGATTGATTTAACATCAGTGGCACCAGCGTCTGCAAGTTTGTTGATAAACAAATCGTGAATGTAGGGATTTGTTCTGTTCTTTACAATCACTTTGATATACGCATCTTTGATGTTTGTGGTATCAAGATGAGCAATATCTTCAATTGTCATATCACTATCATCGTATTCAATTTTGTGGAATATCTGGAATGGATTATCAATTCGAGTAAGCTCTCTTGATTCTGTATCAAAAACATGGAAGCCACGCTTTCCTTGATAGTCTGACCAAGTCATCTCGTAGGGCGCACCAAGGTACTCGATGTTACCATACTTAGAAGGATGATGGAAATGACCAGACCAAACCTGCTCGTAATGACTAAACAGATCTTTATCCATACCGTGAGTACAAACTTGACCTTTCATCATCTCAAAGCCTTTTAGCTCGAGGTGACCAGCAAGGACATGAGCATCTGAGTTCTTGATGCTATCAAAGCAATGCTGATTATTGTCTTTTGTAATCCACGGTACCATTATAAACTTAGTTGATCCAAATGTCAACTCTTTTGTTTCGTGCTGATAGATGTGAAAGTTGTCATACTCTTTTAGAAGAAGATCCATACTATTCACTTCATTCGTATTAGTGTAGTATGTCGTATGATTTCCAACCAGAGCATGATACTCAATGTTTCGTTTTGCAAGCTGATCAAAGAAGAACTCTTTACCACGCTTAAGTGATACATAGTTGATGAACTTACGACGATCGAATGTATCGCCTAAATCAAATACAGTATCAATCCCATGCTCGTCAAGATATGGAAAGAAACATTCTAAGAAGAACTTCTCTTGATGATCTGCAAAAACTTTGGAATCACCACGGACTCCGATATGCATATCTGTTACGATTGCTATCTTCACTTTTTCTTTTCCTTATCTTTCTTCAGCTTATCTTCAAAATCTTCAATAAATGTATTCATATAATCTGCACTTGTTGTAAGATTCAAATTAACCTCTTCACCTCCAGAATAAGTATCACCTGTTGATAACATGTTCTGAGATGACTTAAATCGAATGTACATCTGCTTCTTTTCTTTTTGAATACGACGCAGGAACGCGTACCAAATAATTTGAGTGAAGTAAGCGAATGGATTCTGAGATTTCTCAGGATTGAAGTTACCGATATAAAGTAGGCAGTTCTCAATTCCATCTGAAATCATATCTTCTTTATAAGAATATCCAGAGAAGTTTGGTTTTGTTGCAAGCCGAGTAGCGATCTGATAGATACACTTTCCAATGTAGTCTGGTACTCGTGGCAACGGATCTCCTGCATCCTCTGCTTCTCTACACTCTTCTTTGTACTTGATGAGTGCTTCAAGAAGATCTTTGTTGTTTACGTAATTGCGGGTTGCTCTTTTAGCCATAGCATTTCTTTGCGCCTCCTAATGTTACTTAGATATAATATAGTACATATTGACTGAAATGTCAACTGTAAAAAGTTAATATATTGTGAAAAAAACTGTTGACATCACTATCAAAGCCTGGTATAATCTGATTTATCAGTTACAAACCAATATTAGATTTCTACTGTGTATATCTTGACAGCAAACTGTTCCTGACCGTAGATCTCAATCCGTTTCCGGAAATGCTGGAGAGTATAGTTCTGGTAAGTCCCCACCGAAAGATCGTCAGCAATATCATACAGAGTCGCCTTATCGGCGTCGTTGCCCTTTCGAAGGGCACGACCAATTGATTGCAATACTTTGATTTCAGATTTAGAACCAGAAGCGAAGATTACGTTATCAAGTTTTTTTAAATTTACACCCGTTGAGAAAACACCATATGATGCAAGGATATCATGTTGTTTGATGGGATCATTCTCAACGAGATGTCTGATACGTTCTCTCTCATCACCTTTCGTAGCTCCATATATAAAATGGAGTTGGCGATCATCTTTCTTTAGCATCGGCTCTAGGATCTTGCCATGCTTTTCAACCAAATCAAACAAAACCAAATTGTTCTGATCTTTGAGAGACCAAAGCAAATTTCGAATAAAAATGTTTCGCTTGTGATTGTTGACAATGAATTCTCTTTCAGCAGGATACTTTTTACTTGCTACCTGTATCTGACCAATCGCTTTCTTAAAGCTTTTTCTTACATCCTGTTGATGTGACAATACGATTGCTTTAACGTTAAAGTCTGCAACAGTACCTGAATCCATCAAGTCTTTAGTCGTCACGTGCCTTCTTACGCCGCCAAAGCAACCTTCTAGTACCAGCCGATGTGTCTTGCTTTCTTCTGATTTTAAAGTACCAGTAAAGCCATGTCGATAGTAACACTGATCTAAACCTTCCATAATTTTTTGAAGGCTTTTGGCCTGGAACAAATGAGCTTCGTCGCCAAGTACAACACCAAACTGAGAGAACCAATCCTTTGGTTGTTTGATAAGTGACTGCCAAGTTGAGATAACGATTGGAGCATCTGTATTCTTATCTACACCGCCCTGAATCGTGTATATGTCGTCCTCGCATCCATAGTCCCTAAAGTCTCCAGCCATCTGATGAACCAGTGAGATTGTTGGGACGATGATAAGTGTTCTGTGCTCATAAACTCTCCAATAGTGTTGTTGTATCAGATAGATGATTAACGATTTGCCAGAACTAGTAGGAGACAAGGACAATGATCTTGAATCCCGGATTGCATCAACAACGTATTGGTTTTGGTAATCCCGTGGTTCAAACTTACAACCAATCTCTTTAGCCAATTCATAACCGTAGTCATCAGGAATCTCCTCTCCATGCATTAGATGTGCTGGTGCATTTAACTCATAACCACGATCTTCGCAAAACTTTTTCAGTCTTGGAAACAAACCAACATAAAGTACTGGGCGCATCGGCTGATACAAACGAATGGTACCATCCCACACTCTATTCTTGTACGCCGGAGAAAATTGATAGCCACTTGGTTTAAATGAAAAGTATTCAGCAATTTCTTGGCGAGTGCCGGGATCGGCCGTCACCTTCAGGTGCACCGCATTTCCTTCCTCAACATTCACCACATCACTCATAATCTAGTACTCTCCTGCTTGAAACTTCAACACATCAATCATTGATTTAATAATGAAGTTTCTACTATGAATAGTTTTCACAATGTCTTCTAAGTAATCTGCTCGAGCTGTATGATAGTCGATCTTTAAACTTAGATTTACAATATCCTTGTCTGCTTGGATATATTTATCTATATCCTGACGAATGATTTTTTTCTGGTATGGTTTCCATCCGCGTTCACGAAGATCTTCTTCAGCCATAGATCCATCATACCACTCTCTCTTTGCAAGCTCAAGTTGCTTGTAATCATAACGAAGCTTCTTCACTTTAAGCGCTTCTCGGAAGTACATGTTATAATACTTGCTATGTAATGAAGGGATTTTCTTAGACTCACCGACGAGATTCGTTTCGTCGATGTTTGCATCTTTTGCCCAAATCTCACTTATATCATCAGTACTCATTTCATACCTTTCAAAACCATTTTATAATACATTCTATCACACTTTGATAGAAATGTCAACTACATTTTTCTGTATTCGAAACGAGTATACCTGAAAGTTACTGAGCATTCAGGGTAGATGACGTCAGTTCCTGTCACATCTAAAGAGACTGGGCTGAGGCTAGTTGGAAAGCAATCGAAGAAAGTAAACTCAATGTTTGGATTCTTGTTAGAGTTTGAAATCACGATGCGGATGTCTGATGTAGTGCCGTCACCTTTCTCAAGATCTCTGAACTGTGTCGACTTTTCTGGAGTACCAATACCTTCCATCCATGCAAGGATCTCATTATAATTATTCATAGACTCGTCCACGATAAAATTCATGTCGAGTTCTTGGTACTCAAGGCGATCACCAACAGCATACAACTGATGGATGGGAGCAGCCTGAGGTGCAGGTGTAATGTTGACTCCTGGAATCGTGGCTCTTTGTGTGAAAAATTCTACATTTGGTAGTCGTTGAATTGACACCACAAAGCCAACTGGAGACAGATAATTTGTAATCATATGAAATTTCCTGTTGACATTTCTGAAACTCTATGATAGTATTTATAAATAATGAGCCAACAACCGAAAGGAACTGCATGGCCGAAGACTATCGATGTTATCAATTCGATGATCCTTGCGATGACTGCACCCATTGGATTGGAGAAATTTAAGGGTTGACATAACAAAAGAAATAGTATAGAATAGCTTAATAATGTTTCCAAAAGGGATAAAATCTTGACTGAACAGTTCAAAATCTTAACAGCTCGCCAACACGTCAGAGAACGTATTGGTATGTATATGGGCTCTAGTGCTCAAGAACAGGTCGAGCGTTTTGTGATGGGTGAATGGAAAACCTCACGGTATGTTCCAGCGCTATCGAAAATGATTGACGAGATTCTTGACAACTCTATAGACGAAGCCATTCGCACAAACTTTGAGTATGCGAACAAAATCAACGTGTCTATAGATAATAATAAGGTGACGATTACGGACAATGGCCGTGGTATTCCGCAAGAGCTTGTTTATGATGAGACAACAGACAACAAGATTGCTCGTGCGACTGCAGCTTGGACACGTGTTAATGCGGGTACAAGTTTTGACGATGAACGAGTAACTATTGGTACCAACGGTGTTGGCTCGGCTGCTACTAACTTCTTATCATCTAAGTTTGTCGGTAAGACTTGGTCTAACGGCAATATGCTTACAGTTGAATGTAAGAATGGTGCAGAGGATATTCGTGAAAAGCAAACTCCAAAAGACGGAAACGGAACCGAAGTTTGGTTTACTCCTGATTTCGATTTGTTCGAAGTCGACAGTTTACAAGAACTCGATACAGTTGCTTTAGTTGAAGATCGTTTGTCTTCGCTTCAAATGGCATTCCCTGAAATTGCATTCTCTTTTAATAAGCGACGCATCAAGGTCAACAACCTGAAAAAGTATGCTGAGCTTTTTGGTGAAGAAGCAATCATCGAGAAAACTGAAGATCTTTCATTCTTCATCACTACATCTGAAGATGGTTTCCGTAACAACTCATTTGTAAATGGTGTGAATACACGACAAGGTGGTACATATGTAGACTTTATCGTGAATGGTATTGTTGAAGAACTTACAACTATGATTAAGCGCAAGCATAAAATCGAAGTTGTCAAGTCGACAATTAAGAACGGTCTCACGTTTGTCATGTTCGCTAAGAACTTTACTAACCCAAAATTTGACTCGCAGACAAAAGAAAGACTGACGAATCCAATGGGTAATGTAAAGGAACATGCGATTGCGTCTGGCATTCGTGAGGCTGATTTCTTTGCTCGTAAGATCCTGAATACTCCATCTATTATTGATCCGATTATTGAGGCTCAGCTTGCAAAGAAAATCGCTGCAGACAAACGAGCTGCTACTCTTGCTCAAAAGAAATTGCGTAAGGTTAAAGTGGCTAAGCATATTGCAGCAAATAAGGATGATGCTACTTTGAAAATTGTGGAGGGTGACTCAGCGATGGGCTTCCTTCTCAAAGTACGTGATCCAAATAAGGTGGGTGCTTATCCTCTTCGTGGTGTTATTATGAACACGTGGGATATGAAACCTGCTGATGTTCTTAAGAACAAAGAGCTCTCAGAATTGATCTCAGTTCTTGGATTGGATATTACAAATCCAAACTCAGTTGATGATATGACATATGAACATATTGCAACACTGACTGATGCTGACCATGATGGTATCGGCCACATTAGTCCTCTTTTAATTGCCTTCTTTTACAAGTTTTGGCCACGGCTTCTTCTTGAAAAGAAAGTCAAGATCACTAGAACGCCTATTATGATTTCTACAAAAGGATCTCAAATCAAGTGGTTTTATACATATGAAGAGGCGAATGAATTTAAGTCAAGCAAAGATGGGTGGAAACATCGCTACATCAAAGGTTTGGGAAGTTTGACGGAAGAAGAATATGATACTATTATCAATAAACCAGTGTACGACACAGTTACGGTTGACGATGCTGGTATGTTCCAAATGATGTTTGGAAAAGATTCGCAATTACGTAAAGACTACATGTTCCAATAAGGAGAAAAATAATGGCACTAGAACAAGAAGTAATGATTGAAGCAATGAAGGCTCATGCCCACGGACATATTCAAAAACATAGAATGAACGTCGAAGTATATCTTAATAATCCAGCAGGAATTGGCGAGCACCCTGATGTGTTTGAGGCGATGGAAACAGAAATCCTTGAAATGGCTAAATATCAAGACGTTTTAGACATGCTTGAAAAATATTTTGGTTGACATATACCAAAAACTGTGATAGAATGGTACTATAAATTGAAAAAGGGTTCGTCATGTCATTGATGGAATTTACAGTTGAAGAAAATGAATATCCAATCTCGAAGGTTGCATCCAACGAGTGGAAATCATTTGCAATGTACACCGTGGAATCACGAGCGATTCCTAATATGATTGACGGGTTAAAGCCTGTCCAAAGGTTCTACCTTTATAGCAGTATCCTCAACTCAAAGCGTGACTTTAAGAAAGTATCCGCTGTTGCAGGTATTATATCAGACTATGGGTACAATCATGGAGAGACGTCTGCCGCGGGGGCCGGGCAACTAATGGCTGCAACGTGGAATAACAATGTCTGCCTAGTCGAGGGTCGTGGTTCCTTTGGTACTCGACTAGTTCAAGAAGCAGGCGCAGCACGTTATGTTTACACGCGCTTAAGCGAAAACTTTGAGAAGTATATTCGCGATGTTGACCTGGCCCCCGCCCACCCTGATCCGGAACACGAACCACCGGCATTCTATCTACCAGTACTTCCTTTGGTATTGGCTAATGGAACTAAGGGTATTGCCACTGGTTTTGCTACAAACATCCTTCCACGATCAGTAGACGACCTCTCTCGCCTCGTTCGTGAATACTTGTCGGATGGTAATATAACCAACAAGGCTCCAGTGTCATTTCCTGAGTTCAAAGGACGAGTCGACTATGATCCTGTTGAAGATCGCCACATTGTTTATGGTAAGTATCATAAGAAAACCAAAACAGTAATGATGATTACTGAAGTTCCATATGGTTTTGATCGTGAATCATATGTTAAGGTACTTGATAAGCTTGAAGATGAAGGTGATATTGTATCATATGAAGATCTTTGTGATAAGACTGGTTTCTCTTTTGAAATCAAATTAAAGCAAAACACTTCAGCAAACTGGAATGATGCTAAGATTATTTCTAAATTCAAGCTGAGTAAGCCATTAAGTGAAAACCTTACAGTAATTGGTCCGGACGGAAAGCTTCGTGAGTATGATGATGAGCGTCTTTTAATCAAAGACTTTGTCGACTATCGTCTTGGTATACTACAACAACGAATTGAGAAGCGTAGAGAAGAAGCTCAAGAAGATCTTCGTTGGCTTAATGTGAAGATGCAATTTATTCAAGCAGTACTTGACGATCGCATCGTGTTTAAAAACCGTAAGAAGAAAGATGTTGGCGATCAGATACTA